CTGCCCGCCTGACCTTGGTAGGCGATCGCTTCCAGCGCCTGCTGCATCTGCTTGGGATCGGTGATCTTGGCGTTCTGCCCCAAGGCGTTGATCATCTTCGCGGTGTCGACACCACTGGATCCCTGCCCCACGACAAACTTGGCCGCGACCGGTGCGTACTCAAGCGCCTTGCTCAGATCCATACCAGCGCCGACCAACTGATTGACCACATCGGCCACATCGTTGCGCGCCATGCCGGTATCGCGTGACGTGTCGATGATATTGCGCGACATCTCCTGCTCTTGCGGCTTGTTGGCAATGCCGGCCTTGATCGCGATGTCACGCACAATGGCGCCATAATCAGCGCTGACCTTGGTCGGCACTGCCATGGCACCGACGCCGACTACCGCTGCACCGACCGCGCCCTTCATGCCCTTTACACCAGAATCAATCTGCTGATGCCCCTTGGCTTTCAGCTCGGCTTTGTTGGCCGTCTGCCCCATTGAGCGATAGGCTTTTTCCAGCCGGCCGACCTCGACCCCCTGCTTTTTCAGGCTGTCGAGGTTCGAGTTCAAACGGTTGAGTAATTTGGACGCGCCGGCCGCGCCGGTGTCGTGAGCCTTTTTCCATTCTTCGCGCAGGCGGATGGTGTCGCCAATCGTGCGCTGCAGCACGCGCGCTTTGTTGCCTTCCGCCTCAAGGCGTTTGATACGCCCGGTCACATCTTTGAACGCGGCGCCGACCGTCGAACTGACGGCGCCGCCGATCACCAGCCCGAGGGCGATTTTGTTTGCCATGTGATGGCCCCCATGTGCCCAGCACTACCCAAAGCGGCTCAATCCGTGAGCCACCACACCATGTCCGCGAACGGCATTGACTGAATCTCGGCGGCGGAAAATCCGGTTTCCGCCGCCAGACGTTTCGCCGCTGACTTGATAACGCTGGGGTTAAAGCCCGTCGTCGTTGTCCATGCGAAAATAGCCGGCCTGCAAGCGGTTAAAATCAACCAGCTTCAGCCCCTCCAGATCCGCCACCGGCGCACCGGACAACGCCGCAAACAACACCAGTTCGCGCTGCTCATCGTCACCACCCACAGCACGGTTGGCTGCCCGCACATCGCCCACAGTCGGCGAACGCAAGGCCAGCTTGTCGACGGTCACGCCATTGATTTCGCTCGGGCATGACAGCGTCACCAGCACCTGATCGGTGGTCAGCGACAGCCACGCCGGCATCGAGTCCGAATAATCGGTTTTCGGCACCAGGTGCGAATACGCCGCCTGCACACGGCGATAATCCGCCAGCTTGAGGCCTTCCAGATCCTTCAGTCCGACTTCGGCGAGACCTGCGAACAGCATCAGTTCGCGTTGTTCGTCGTCCGCGTTGGCGGCACGGTCAGCCGCCCGCACCTCACGCACGGTCGGATTGCGCAGGGTCAACGTCTCAACGTCGACGCTGTTCGCTTGACTTGGACGGGTCAGGGTCACGACGGCGCTGAGCGCACTGAGCGACAGCCAGGCCGGCAGGTTTGTAGCGATTACTTTGGTCATCTGAATCTATCCTTACAGGCCGAGCGCGTTGCGCACTTCGAGCAGTTGGTCTACGCCGTCGATCACCTGAATGCCGGCGACCATGTCGATTTCGTACATCAGGCGCCCGTCGATTTCGAGCTTGTAGTACGTGACGGCAATGCCGTGCTTGATCTCGGCGGGATCGCCGGCTTTCCAGTCACCCAGATCCAGCTCTTTGAGGCGGCCGCGCAAGGTGGCGACGACTGCCGTCACTGCGCCTTTCTGGCCCTTGAAGGCGCCCCGGAACGTCGCATTGAAGGCCGTACCATCGGCGAGGCCGAAGTATTTCAGCGACTCGCGGCGCACGCCTTTGGTGACAAACGAGGCTTCCAGTTTTTCCAGACCCTGATCCATCTCGATCGGGCCGGCCATGCCGCCCCCACGATATTCATCGGTCTTGGTGGTCAGCTTGGGCAGCGTCAGGCTCGGGACGTCGCCGGAGAAATTCACACCGTCGACGAACAGATTGGTGTTGTACAAAGTTTGAGGAATCATCGGTTACGCCCCCTTAGGCTGCTTCAAGCACTTCGGTCATCCATTGATCGGTGACTTCGAAAAGGAAATTCGGGTTTTCTGCCGGCGGCACGTCGGTGAAACGGATACGCCAGTACACCTTGCCTTGGGCGATCTGGCTGGCCGTGTTCAGCTCGGTGTCGGGGAACACTTCAAAGTTGATGATCGCGCCCTGAGCTTTCAGGTCGCGCATGAACGCATCCAGACCGTTGGTGACATCGGCCACGTAGGTCTTGGTGATCGAGCGGTCGACCGCCCATTTGTGCCCGGCCTGCACCGCATCCATGAGGATGAAAAGCGTGCGAACGCGAGTAACAAAAGCCCACTTCGAATCGCTCGACAGCGTGCGGTTGCCCCACAGGCGGTAGCCGTCGTCGCGAATGATCGTGGTGATATTGGCGTTGTTGAGCAGGTTGGCCCGGCAAGTTTCGTCGCCGTCCAGGTACTCGACCGCACGGCCGGTGCCGGTGATGCCGGTCAATTCCTTGTTCGATGGCGAGGCCCAGAAACCGTATTCAGCATCCGTCCACGCAAACAGGCCTGCCACCCAAGCCGAGCCGGGCGCGTCGACCGTCGAGCTGGTGACGGTGTCCCAGTACTTAACACCCGGGTCAACCATAAACAGGTTGCGACTGCCGAAGTTCTCGGCGTAGGCAATCGCGGCCTCGTCGGTCGTACCCGGGCCGTCGATGATGCCGATAGCGCGCAGCTTCTGCGCCACGCTGTCGAGCGCAGTGGCCACCGCCTGAGTCGCGGTGTGGCCCGGGGCGATCAGCAATCGCGGCTGGGCGTTGAACAGACTTTTACCGTCGAGCAGCGCCTGCAAACCGGTGCGCTGCCCCGAGGCCAGAACACCGCCGATGATCGCCGAGGTTTGCAGCGCAGGGTCTTCCAGCTTGGCCACGCCGATTGCGACGATCACCGCCTTGGCTTTGACGTAGATCGCCTGACAGGCCTTGGTGATTTCCGAGTCGGCGCCGAAGGCGGCAATGGCTTCGCGCTCGGTGGTGATCAACTTCAGTTCGCCGGCCTTCGCCGTACCACCGCCGAGAATGCCCGGGGTGAAGGTGGCGCACAGGCCGATAATCGACGAAGACGGCAGCGAGATGGTGCGCGCCCCCGTCTTGACATCAGTGGTGGTGACGCCGTGAAAGAAACTCATAAAGTCCAATCTCCAGAAACGAAAAAGCCCCGCATAAGCGAGGCTGTGAGGGGTGAATGCGTTACGCGTAACGGAATAGAAAACGCCCCGTCAGTGCGGGGCGTTTAGGTGGATTGTTCGGCCAGCCAAGGCGGCGCCGGCGGACGATGTTCAGCGAGCGGAAATTGCTCGCCCTGCGGCCAGTCGCGCAACTGCCGGCGGTACGTTTGCAGCTCGGTGTATTGCTCTGCAGCGAGCGTGGTTGAACCACCCTCCTCGACCTCGTCACGATGCCGGGACACCAGCGGATCAGTCGACGCCAATTGCCCGTCGCGCCAGGCACGTTCGATAGACTCCAGCGCTTCCGTATCGAGCGATGGCGGATCGATGAGCACCGGATAACCATCAGGCCTTGACGACATCTTTTTCGGACTAGTCGACAGCTCCGATAGCAATGACTGCCAGACGCTCGCCGGCACCTCAACCACGTCGCTTGGCATGTCTTCACCGTGCATAGCCACCGTGTAAGCGCCGCAAGTTGAAGGGCTAAAAAACACTACGTCGTCCATATCAATACCCTATTGCCCGCCAGTAAAGGCTCCAGCCCTTATCGAATGCTTGACTTGCGTTCTGCAAACGCAGCGTACATCCCGATTTAGTTACCGATCCATAAACAACGCAAGCCATCAACGGCAATGTACCCACATGAACGGGGATGATACTCAAAACCGCGTTCGGGAAAGCCGAGGTAAAACTTATATACGCGTAACCATTGGCGTCGGTGGTGGCAGTGCCCCACTGCTCGATAAAGCCAGACGGCAACTTTTGAACGCCATTCTGACCAGCGTTGAACGCGAATCCGCCGCCATTCTTAAGAAACCGCGCACCATTTCCGCCCGAAGCTTTCCACGCTGCCCCGGTGGAAACGACCGTAAGAACCTCACCCACAGCCATCACATAAGGCGCCGCAGTACCGCCAAGCCCGTCAAAGACAAGTGAATCAGCGCCAGATGTCGCCACTGCAAACGACGCCATTGCCGTCGACGAGTGCGTGATAACGAAAGTTGAACCGGGAGCCACCGAGCTAAGTAGCGGCAAGCCGACATTGACCGACCCCGTACCGACGTTCGACGTCACATAGCTGCCGACCTGCGCAGGTGTCAGCACCGTGTTGGCAGAAACCACCACCAATCCCTTGCAGTTGCCCAGCGTTCCTTGGACAAACTCGGTCGTCGCCAACAACTTGCTGTTGTCGAACTGCGGGGCCGTGTATCCGTTCACCTTGGCAAATTGCAATTGCGCGGTGCCAAACGCCCACCACGCCGCCTGAGTAGGACTGGTCACCACCGTCAGCGAAGCGCCAGGCTGCAAAGGGATGCTGACGGGATGGGCGCCGCCGCCGACGTTGTACGAATCCGCACCCGCACACTCAACGTTAACGACGCCACCACCAATG